GTAGTTCTGGATTTTAATCTCTTTTCTGAGACAGTTTTGCCCCCCTGCGGGGAGACCAATAACGTTGGTCCTACGGCACTTTAACGCACGGTGCGACGGAACAGTTTAAAGACGTGGCGGTCTCACGGCGCCTTCTAATAAGAAGGCACCATGCGTCCCTGATGGGACCTGGGCTCCACACGGACGAAGTTGGATTCACTTCGAGCTTCCTCGTAGCGATGCTCTTCGTCTTCTTCGTCGCCCTCCTTGATGGAGGGGAGAGTTGGTGTGTGGTCTCCCAGCTGCCTTGGAGGAGCTGAGAGGAAGTTGATACCTCTATCCAGTCGAGGCTGGGTCAACATGATGTCATATGACACCCATAGCTGGCCAGCAGTGTAATTCGACTGGCCGCCAGTGACAGCGTAATACTGTGTGGCGAATTGATAGAGTTGGTTTTCCGGGTTCGGAGGGTCGAGGTCAGCGCGAATCTTCCACCATTTGAATGGTTGGGAAGCCTCAGCGCATTCCACGGCCGTCATCTGGCTCTGGTATGGAGCGCCAGAGGTGGCGAAGTGTGAGTTCAGAACCTCCGACATGGTAGTCGGGGCTAGGGCATCCACGTTGTATGCTGTCTTTGAAGCTATCACACCCATTGCTGGGTTAGTGCTCGAAATGGCAGTCCCACACGTGGGGATAAACTCAAACACGACGCCAAGAGGTTTCCATTGCTGGAAGGTCCTCGCAATTGGCGCGAGCCACGGAAAAGTACCGGATTGGGTTGGATCAATAAGAAGGCGGTAGTAGGCAAAAGACGTCGTGACGTCAACTGTGCCCAAGTACTCACGGTGGCAGACTCTAATGGTACCGTCAGATCCTGAGAACTGAGGGGCCTGAGCTGCTTGTGAACCGGAGACAAGGGAGTTGGCCGTCACTGGCTCGGTGCTGACATCGTAGTCGCCGCGTCCGAAGATGCGGCCGATGCCTTTACCGACGAGGTTGCCGAGATGCCCGCCAACGAAGCCACCGATTCCGCGCCCAACGGATTGGGCGCTCATCTTGGCTCGCGTTTTAGCGCGGGTTTTCTGCTTTGGCTGAGCTCGTTTTGCTTTCTTGTTGCGTTTGCGGTTTCGGGGCATGGTTGTGGTAGGATAGACAGATATTTCTACAGTCTATTTACTCCACCACCGACCATGCTGTAACACGCGTCCCGTGCTTCAGGGCTGGTGGCCTTCCATCCGCCTATGAAGACGGCGATGGCTTTCAGCTCCGGGACATGACGGCAATGTTCAGCGAACTGCTCCCACAGATCTAGCGTGATGCTTTTCTGCGAGAGGATTCTGTAGAACGTCTTCGTGTAGTCCACGGGGGCGCACACGCCTTGTGAGAAGTTGGTCGAACAAAACTCGAAGGAGGCTCCCGGGTCCTTCTTCGTGTACATCTTGAGAGGATGCCCTAAAGCAGCATACTTCATAGGGGCGTCATCCTGGTACTCCTCAAGGCAATCATCTCCCATGGCGAAAGCCCAAGACGCTCCTGATAGGAACGCAATGGCGACGCGCAAGCGGGAGTTGGTTGACGAGGTGTTATAGGATCCTGAGATCTGCACTCCTCCGTTCTTGTGCACTAGCAATCTGCCATCTGGCATGCAATACACTGATCTGGAGGCGCAGAGCACTCTGGCTCTCATGACTCGGGCGGCGAATCCTTGCATGCCGCCTAGGCGGATGCGTATTTCGCCGTCAAAGACGAGCTCCCATTCCTTGACTGACCAGTCCCACCCGGTCACGTCGGCCTCAGCCAGGGGTTTTCCCCCGGCGAGTCGCACTACGTGGTCGTGTAGGTCTTTAAGGTTTTCATCGGATTGGAGGCTCAGTCCTGGTGCTGAGGGGCACCTCTTCCAGCCGTCTATCTCCGCGTTGTTCTGGGCTGAGCACATGATGCGCTCAATGACCTGGTCAACGAGTGAGACGGCGAAAATGAGGCGCCAGCGCCCTTGTTCAACTTTCTTCTTTGAGTGAGGCTCGTTCTTGACAAAGACTCGAACGGGGTCGGCGTAGCCGCCGGCCACAATCTGCGCGGCTGTAAGGCCGGCAGGCATGTGGCATAGGAGTTTGAGTCTGTCTAGGACGAGCTTAGTGAGGGTTTCCAGCCCCTGGTCTACGAACACGCCATTGTCCGTGTAATCGGAGTGGTACGGGATTCCAGGTTTGGAACTCCGCACTACTTGGCGCGAGAAGAACGCGATGCGGTCAATCATGACCGTTTCATTCACCCCTTTTCCGTCAAACCCTTTTGGGGGCGAGGTCTTGGGGTAAAGCTCAAACAGTTTGGCTGCGAGCAGTTCTAGTTCTTCTTCGGAGGGTTTTGCGCCTTCGACGATGCGGGCTGTTTGCTTCGTGAAGCTTTCGAGCGCCGCGTTCGCCGTCTGGTTCGCGTTTTCCCAGTTTCCGAGGCCAGGGAAATCGCCATAGGCGGCAGCGATGTCAGGGTCGACGTCCGCAGGGGCGGGCGCCTTGTTGAGACGCTGCCTGTACATTCCGATGTCCAGTGCTCCTCCGCCGATGGGCGTGGGTTCTGTGCGGAATGAATAGAAGGCGTTTTCTTGTTCTGAGAACTTTCCGGGGCTCCCCTGACCCCCGCCCGAAAATCCGTCTTGGACGGATGGGCGGTGGGTCTTGATTTAGGAGCTTTGGACTTCACTTTGGCTTTGGGCGCTTTCTGGGTCATGATTTCAACCACGTTAGTGGGAGATGGCACGACGTTGAAAGTGACCTTGGGCCTGTGGGAAGCGTTCTCATTTGTGTGCTGGAAGAAATCCTCTTCGTCCTCGGAGAGGTCTATCTCGGACTCCCGCTCTTCGTCTGTGTATTCGTTCCAATCTCGGCCTTTAAGCACGATTTCGGAATAAGCGGTAGCCTTTGAGATAAAACGACGTTCTTCTTTCCCCACGAGAATGCGGTCTTCCCATATTTCTTCCGTGTTGGCTCGCCAGGCGTCCTCGAGGTTTTCGTCCCACTCGTCTTCACGGGTGTCTTGATAACCATCGGTATAGATGCCAGCGGCGGCCGCTTCGTTAAGAAGGGTTTTCGGGTAGACCGCACGACGGATGCGATCGAGTCGCACCCCGCGGTTAATGGAATTGTTGGAGCCAAGGTGCATGCCGACAACACGCCCTCCGGAGAGGACGGGGCCCCCTGAGGAGCCTGGATCAGTGGATGCGTTATGCTCGAAATAAGCAAGTCCCTTTGGCTTCTGCAGTGCTCCCCTGGCAACGGTCCAGTTGTTACTGTGAGGGCCTGGGGTGTACACGACGCACCTGCCGTTAGGCAAGTATCTGTCGGACATAGGCACTGCAGATATTTCCGCCGACGCCCAGAAAGCGGCCGGCATGTCGAAGTTAACAAAATCCATGTTCGGCGAGTCAGAACGGGAGGCCACAATGGCCTGCTCCAAGTCCATAGGTATGTCCTTGGTGGTTCCGTCCTTCGTAGTCACGCGAACGTAAACTTTGTTGTTCGGGCTACTAGCCAGGGCCCTCCACACGTGGGCTGCGGTAAAACCCGTAGGGCTCTTTCCGAAACCTTTGATGCGTGTGATGACTCCATAGTTGTAGCGCGATAGGTCGTAAGTTCCAGGGGGGGCGTCATGGATCTTGGCGCAGCCTGGCGGCTGTTCACAAGACTCCATGATGGATCCCCTCTGGGACATCTCGTTGGTGTAATCGGTCTTTCGACCGACACCGTGAAATGAGGGCTTATATTCAGGCGTCGGGACTAAAACACTAGTGATAAAGTCCGTGGCGTGCTCGACGCTGATATAGATCTTAGCCGGGAGCGCGCCCTCAAATCCGTCAGGCGTCACGTAGTACCCACCAGCGTCACGATACATAGTACCAGTGAACACGGGAGTGCTATCTTCGACCTGCACGGCCATGGCCGCTAAGGCCTCCACCTTGAGACGGTGCTGTCGGGCCCTATAAAGAGCTATAGCGCAGTCGATCAAGAAAGGAAGCACACATCCGAGGCAGGCAGCCAGCGATAGAAGCCAGCAGTAGCCGATCAGGATGAGGGTCATGGTGCCATCGCGGTGTCCGAACCCAGTCCACTCGGGTAGAGCTGCCACCTGGAAGTCTTTCGAAATCTGAAGGTAGAGCTGCCTGTAGAGAGTGTCAGGTCCAGCACGTTTCTCGAGCTCGTACGACCGGAGGGTCGTGAGCAGGGGAAAAATAACGCACAAAAGGCAAATAGCCTTGAGTGCTCGTTTCATGAATCTAGAGGAAATCGTATGAGTTTCTCCTGTAGCTGTCATGTTGATGGCTCGGTGTTGCAAAATACAAACAGGTAGATAAATCTAAC